TTCGGTTTGCTCGTTGTCGCCTTCGCCGCCCAGCATGTCGGCAAAACTGTCGGTGCTCAGTGCTTCGTTTGTGGAACCACCGCCACCGCCCTCCATGATGTACATGGGCAAGGCAAAGGCAAGTAGTCGTTTCAGCAGATCGCTAAGTTTGAACATTCTTTCTCCGTGAGGTGTGAATCCGAAACGGGTGTTCCTAGACTCATCGGGCCACGTTCAAAGGCACGTAGCCAGCCCGGTTATTCGTTACAGCTTCTCGCCCGAGGACAGCAGGGCTTCGAGCTTGTCGCCCTTGACCAGCCGGATACCGGCATACTTGCCCTCGTGGATTGCACCGTCGATGGCGTCAGGGTGCGTCACGCGGCACACGGCCAGCGGTTGCGCTGCTTCCTCGATCCGTGCCACGTAGGCGGCAAGGGCTTCGTGTTCGTGTTCTTTGGCCTTAGCCATATATCCTCCGTCGTTGCGTTTCCATGCGGTGCTGCATGTGGTCCGCATTCAGCAGTTCATTGCGGGCCACGTCACCCCCGCCGATCATCACTTCAAAGATTGCTCGGAACTGCCTGGCAGCGTGCAGCATGCGTTTCAGTTCTTCCGCCTGCTCCTTCTTCTCGATGGGCAGATCAGCCCACAGGCCGACAATCTCGCGCTCGATGGTGTCCATTGCCCCTGCAACCAGCGGGTTGTCCAGTACCATGCGGGCGGCGTCCGCCTGCTGCATTGCCTTGATTTGTGCGGTGGTCGGTTCCATAGCTCGTATTATGTTCCAAAAAGCAATAGTTCAACATCTTTTTCTTCGTTTTCGGCAACTTTCTGCTGCATTTCCGCCTCGTCGCGCAAGTTATTTGCTGCTTGAGTAATGGCGGCGCCTGCATCGAACGGTTGCCCCAGCGCGGTTGCCTGTGCTTCCTGCTGGAATACGCGGTCGGCAATGACGGGCGCAAGCTCGGGCGGCAGCACTTGATGCGCTGCCTGCTCAAGCTCCTGGCGCCTTGCCCGCCGCTGCCCGCGTGTCGTCACTCCATCGCCTCCGAAGCCTCTGCCGGATCAACCTTGATGGCGTGGGTTGCCCTGCCCTCGTGGTCGCGGACGATGTGCGTTTCCATGCGGGCGTGCGAGTCCAGCTTGTCGTGCAGGTGGCCGAGCATTTCGAGCACTGGCGCATGGTCGGCGGCGATCTTTGCGCGCGATTGTGCTTCGACCGTGGCCGCGTGCTGGTCAAGGGCCATCTTGTGCTGGAGTTCGGCATTCTTGAGGCCCAAGTCGATTTCCTTGATGCGGACCTCCTTGTCCTTGATTTGCAGGTCCATCGCCTTGAGTTGCGTGTTGGCGGCCAGCGCGTCAGCGTCAGCCTTGGCCTTGGCTTGCAGCTCGGCCATCTTGCCTTGCTGGCGCAACTGCTCCTGCTGCATGGTCGTTTCTGCCAGCAGTTGCGCATCGGACTTCTGCGGCGGCTTCGGCGGGGTCTTGCTCGGGTCGGTCAGCAGCTTGTCTTCTGCGCCTTGCAGGTTGCCCGCCTTGAACAGGCGCTTGCCCAGCTCATAGACGTTCTGCGGCGTGACGACACCAAGTGGCGCGGCTTCCTGGAAGTACGGCGCCATCATGTTGAGGAATTGCACCTCTTCGGCCTTGTCGCCACTGCCCAGGCCCACGGACACGGTTACGTCCATGTCGCTCGACCATTGGCGCGGGTCGTAGTCGATCCACGTACCACGCAGGCGCACGGTGGCCGGCTTGTCCTGGTAGGTGCAAGTGAGCTTGAGGAGCTTACGGAACAGGGCTTTGACGCCTACCTCGGCAAAGATGCGCAGTGCCATCTTGAGGCGCTGCTGTGCCTGCGTCAGTAGCTGGTTCGAGCCTGCCGCCGTGTCGTGCATCGCGTCCGGATTTAGCCCTTGTGTGTAACGGGTAACGCCCAGGCGACCTTCGCGCACGGTGTCCATCAACTCGATACCTTGCAGCGATTCGTTGGCGACCAGCGTGGTCTGCATCGGGCCGGCATCGCCTGCATTCTTCATGCGGACTACCTTGCCGATGCGGGTACTCAGCAGGTCCTCGATGTTCGCGCCTGGCAGAGCGAAGCTGGTAGGGTTGTTGGCAATGTAGAGCGAGTCGAGATACTGGCGCAGCAGGGCTGTTTTCGTGTCCTGCACCTCGATCATGGCATCTGCATAAGCCATGCCGATAACGCGATGCGGCAGCAGAATCGGGGACCACAGGCAATACTCGTGGTCATCGACCTCCACGTTCTCCAGCAGGCTATTCCCGCCCATCAGGACACGGCGCCATTCCGCGATGCCGTCGCCGTCCACATCGGCGCGGATGAAGCCGTAGAACAGCCACAGCTTTTGCATGGACTTGTCGGCCTGCGGGTCGTCCAGCGTGGAGTAGGTCGCGTCCTCGTTGCGCAGGGCAAGCTCGTTGATCCCGTTCGGAATGTCGTATTCGCTCAGGGCTTCGACCGCAGCTTTCTTGTAGCCCATTTCGATCAGGTCGGAACGGGTGTACTGGCGGAATTCACCGATGACGCTGGCTTCTTCCTGCGTCTTCGCGCCACGGCTGATCACGAACAGTTCGGGCGGCACGTTGTCGATGCGCTCACCACGCGGGCCGCAGTCAATCGTTACGTCAATGTCGTGCAGTTGCTGGGGCGGCTGCTGGAGCATGGCGGCAATCTGCGCCTGCTGCTCGGGCGGTGCGCTCTGCATGGCCTGCTGCGCCTCTGCGCGGTGCTGCTCGTCGTCGGGGTCGGGATAGGCGTCGTGCGCGGTGATGGTCATGCGCTTGTCATGGACCATCTTCACGAGCTGGGCATCGGCCAGTCCCTTATACGTCTCCTTCTTCACCTTCTTGGTGGCGTCCCACCAGACACGGACCACGCCGACTTTGGACAGCAAGCCATCCTTGGCCCAGGTGTTGAAGACGAGGAAACCGTTGTTCTTCTTCTTGATGATCCAGTTGACAACATCGGTGGCCTGATCCACATAGTCTTCGTCGGATCGCTCGACCGGTTCGAATTCGCCGATGTTGTCGCCCGCGAAGAACGGTTCCAGCAGGTTCGGCATGGTCGATTCGATGACCTCGAACACATCGCGCGAGACCACTTGCGAGCGGCCAGGCACCTCGTTGCCCATCGGCATACCGTAGTAATACGCCAAGTTGCGCTCGCGGTCGCCGGCCAGGTTCGTGCCTGCCCATGCTGCCGCCTCGGCCACTTCGCCATCGACAATTTGCCGCAGGTCGTCGTCAGTCATTTTCGCCATATCAGACGATCCCTAAAGAGTGGTAATTAAGTGGAGCATCCCAGCTGCCAGCCTGCGTAATCAGGCCGGCGCTCTTGGCCTGCGCCCATTGGCGGAAGGCGTCACAGCCCTCGCTGGTGTGGTCCTTGCGCGGTTCGTCGCTCCAGCGCCCGTCATGCTCGTTCCAGCGCTTTTTGTACTGACTCAGGTGATTGAAGCCGAGCTTGCAGCCCTCTTCATCGAAGTACGCAGAAGCGAAGGCGGCGCGCGTGATGTTGATGCCGGTATTGATGTCGGAAATGACCGGCACGATCTCGATATTGCGAATGCCGAGGTCTTCCAGCATTTCCTTGGTCGATTTGTTCTTGTCCGATAGGCGCTTGTGATTGGCGTCGTGTGGCAAGAAGTGCTTGTTGAACACGTAGCCGGTGTCCTGCAACAGCTTGACGTAGTAGCGCAAGTCCTCGCCGTGCGCTTCCTCGTACTTGATGAAGCGGTCCTCCATGCCAACCTGCTGATGAAACCAGATCGCGGTGCCGTCGCTGCGCCCGATGTCCCAAAACGTGTTGACCGGCACATCTAGCACCGGAATGCGCAGGATGCGGCCAGTCTTGCGCACCGCTGTTACCTGCTTGGTGTAGTAGCAACCCTCAGTCGAGACTTGGAACGCCTCTTGCGGCGTGCTTGGGTACTCCTGCCACATGCGCTCGTCTTCGCCCGCGAAGTCGGTGTCACGGGTCGCCACGTACCAGGCGCGCTGTTCGGCGTCGATGGTGGTTCCCATCGTGGCTTCGATGGCGGCAAAGTATTCGCGGTCTTTGTCTGTGATGACTGCCGCGCCATCGGGCATGCGGTAGCCTTCCTCCTGCCACCAGGGGAAGAAGTGGAAGCGCCAGTCCTTGGCCGACAGCTTCTTGCCCTGCTCCTGAATGGCAATCGCGCCTTGTGTCATGGCGTGGAATTCGCCCTCCGCACCTTCGGCGGTCGATTCAATGACCGTGATGCCGTTGGTCGGCACGGCAGGGATGGAGCCAGTGACGACTTCCTTAGCCTTCTCGGGATACTTGGCGCATATCTTGCCGAATTCGGAGATATGCAGGCGGTGGATGGTGCCCGAACGCATCGAGGTCGCCACGCGCACGGAACTGTTGTTATGCGCAAACAGCAGCTCATCGGCGTTATCCGCCTTGAGCGGCATTGCCTCCTTGAGAACGTCAGGCAGGTTCTCGTAAGCGAACTTCACCTTGTCGCGAAAGATGACCTTGGCGGCTTCGCGGTCGTGCGCAATGATGCCGCAGCGGCTGTTGGCGTTGAACAGCGCGTGATCCAGCCAGGCAATCGCAATCAGCGTGGTAAAGCCGAGCTGGCGGGCCTTGAGGATGATGTTCCGATGGTGCAGGCGGTCGAGGAAGCGGCGTTGCGCGCGGTTCGGCTTGAACTGCATGACCAGCCCTTCACCCTCGCCGTCACCCTTGACGATGATCTTGTAAAGGTTGCTAAGCCGCCACATGGGATCAGCCAGCAATGGGGCAAGCTGCGCGTAAGCGTTACTCGCCATCTGGCACGACCTTTAGCGCGCTACCCTGCACAGCAGCCAGCAAAGCGCCGAGGGCGTCGCCCGTATGCTCCTGCACTACCTTGTCGCGCCAGTGCTTGCCCTGGCGGTTCTTGAGCCAGAAGATGGCGGCGGTCGTGTCCGGCGCGTGGATCTTCTTGATCGGCGTCAGGGTAATTTCGCCCTGATAGTTCGACACATGAACGTCCGCATGCTCGTAGCCCATAGCGCGCTGATACAGGCGGTCAGCCACATCAGCGTCAGCAATCGTCTTACCGCTTTTTATGGACTCGGAAAAACTGGGGTGGCGCTTCTTCCATTCGTGGACGGTATCCTCGTTGACCTTGAAGAAGTCGGCCAAATCGGCGTCAGTCGCCCCTAGCAGGCACAGCTTGCGCGCTTGCTCGTCATACTCTTTCTTGTACAGAGTGGGGCGACCGGCCATAGGGGTGCGGAACAGAGGGGGAATGGCGCAAGGTTGCCAGTAATCAAGCTTGATGTCAAGAATCTATTGACTGTGCGCAATGGTATAGGCAAAAAAGAGCCCGCCGAGCATTGCTGCATCAGGCGGGCGAGAGGTGCGGGCGCCGAACTCCGCTAAGACAGGGGGTGTCCCGAAAGAGACGGTTCAATATTACATTATTTAACAGCCATGGGAAGCAATTGTTTTGCCACCCTCATTAAGCACATATGCATTGCCGGTCAGCGGGTGCGTCTCAATGCCGCCATCAGGCGCATGAACCTGCAGCTCGAAGCGTGGACTATCCGCCGATTCCAACAGGGGCTCATGCGGATGGAACGCCATCACCTGATCGTTTTCCACTGGAACAATCGTAAAGTTCTTGTGCGGGTCGGAATCTGACATATCTTGATCCGACATAATCTTAACGTACAACATGGTCTACTCCTTCTAGTAAGCGCCTCTCGGCAAAATCTGTGATGCGTCACGATAATGTGTTGTTGGTGCCTCGTTTCGTGAGGCATACGGCGGTTGATCGTCGGCCGATCAATCAACTGCACCATGCAGGGGTTAATCAACCCGGCTCCTGCCGCACGCGGTAGGGTACGACCGGGGGCCAATTCAAATACTCTAACTTGTCTGGTGCCGGGTACTTTCCCCCAGCTAGTCACCTGACCTTTGTAACAGTGTCAGGACTCTGCTTGCTGCCCCGATCCCATGCGACCGGGCAAACTTCATTCTGCCGCTATTGTTGCGAATCGTCAACAGGTTTAGCCGGCACTGACGAGCTCAAGATCGAGTCTATAAGTTCGCGGGCAATCGGTGGCGGGACGTATCGCGGGCGCTCACGTTTGCCGAAGATGGCCTCGTGCTTCTTCTCGTACTGGTCCAGGGGGACGGAGAAGGGGCGAGGGTTTGAACCTTTGCCGGCGCTCATTTGATCCACTCCCTGAGTACGGCTTGGAGCTGCCATGCCTGAGGCACCTGAAGGTTGAACATTTCCAACGTCGGGCGGAAATGTTCGATTACAGCGCCAACAACGGCCAGATCACGCGCGGCACGGTTGCCAATCGCGCGGTCAAACTCGGAGCTGGTTACTACCTGGCCATTGTCGAGTGCGTGGCGAAGGGCGGCGTTTGCAATCCCGCGACGAAGAATGGGTTGGTAGTCGGAAAACGGGGAAGCTGCGATAACAGCATCATGCGCGGCAACAGAAATCTCTTCGTTCGTCATCGCGGTTTGCGGGTACTCCCGCTCAGGCTCGGAGGGCTTGACGCGGTATTCGTAGTCGATCATCCAGGCCGGGAAGGGGCAATCCTCCCACACTCCCGTTTCCGGCTTACGATACTGAATCTCTGCGCCTTTTGCCCATTCGATAATCAAGGCTGCATGTGGTCGCTCTTTCATTCCTTCCCTTTCTTCTGTTGTAGTAGGCCCACCGAGGCACGAGCAGTTATTGCACGGCTTGGGTTTTAATCATGCTGTCATCGAAATGACCCTCATCGCAAGCTTCCGTGTAGTCATAGAAGCCAGCTTCGCGCGCCATCGTGTCGAGCGCGTCCTTTGCGTAGTCGCCGGCCCATATGCCTAGGTCCTTGCCGTCACTGGTGGTTACGCGGAAGTTCATTTTGCTCCCCTATGTTGTTTGCTTCGATGGCTCCAATATATCCCCGCTGCCTTGCAATTGCAAGCGATATTTGTATTACGGTGTTGTCGGGCGCCGACGATTCCACGCTTCCCGCGCCTGCCTTGTCTCATCTGGTGCAGCTTCATAGTCCATGCAGTTACGAGCGCAAGAGAAGGCAACGAAGTGTTGTTTGATAGCACACATGCCGAAGCCGCCCTTCGCCTGCTCTGGATGGGTGCGCAGGTCCAGAGAGGAGCAAGAGAGGCATTCGATCCCGCGAACCTCGTACTTAGTCATTTCCGTGATTCGTCACGATATTGGACTTGCCCGCTTCCAGCCTCACCGCAATGGATAGCATGGTGCGCGCCATCACCAGGCGGCTGATGGTAATTAACCTGACCTCATACGTACTTAAATCCCCTGGCAGTACGTGGCCAGGACGTACTGCTGTCTTTACCAAGTAATCAATACGGCGGTCGTTGGCGGTTTCGTAGTCTTTGAAGAAGTTCGGCATGGTGTTCTCCCCTTGTTTGTTGGTGGTTGGTAGTCGGGTTAATAATCAAACTCGCGCGGTTCCTTGCGCCTTTCGCCCTCTATTTGCTGCCATGCGCCCAGCCTTTGCCAGGAGTTGTCGCGGTTTTGCACGTATCCGGCACGGTGCGCCGCTGCAAGCTGGGTCCAGTACTGCATTAGCTCGTGGTTCCCACGCGTCTGCTCTTTTACTTCCTCCACCTCCTTTGCCGTCCATTCGTAATAGTTGGCGATCAGAGCAAAATCACAGAGAAACTGCCTAGACACTTTCATTCGCTGCAATCCTTTCTCTCTCAGCCTTCGCTCTTGCCTTGCCCGCTTTAATGTTCGCAATCCACTCGGCCGACTTCACTACTCCCTTCTTCGACTTCGATAAATTCGCACGCCACTCCTCCGAAAAAACGCCTCGCTTCCGCCCGGTCTTCGACTCTGCGATCTTCCGTTTATGCTCATTGCTCTTGGCTCTTCCCTTCAATGCCTGTGATATTTTTGCGCCGCCTGCGTGCGACTTTCCGAGCATTGCCGCACGCATCCTCTCAAGGGTTTCTGGCGTCGCCTTCTTCCCAGCGTTCGCCGCGCGAATCTTTTCCTTTGTCTCATCACTCCGTTTCACGCCAAGCACGTTCCCAGCAACAGCACAGATGTTGTATCCGGTTTGGTGCGGAACGAAACGGTCAAGCCAGTGCTGCTCCCGTGCGACCAACACATTAAGATCATCAACATACTCAACCACCTCAAAGACAAAGCTTTGTGCCCCGTGTTTTGCCCACGAATTTTGCAACTTTATAGAATGATGTGATCCGGCGCGTAAATGTGTCGTATGCAAATTCCAGCGCTTCCGGAGATTCACTGCGCTACCTAGATATATTTTCCCGGTAGCCAAGTTCTTAATCTGATAGATGCCTGATCGATCGCGCTCTTGATTCATTTTTTCCTCCTTCATCCTTCGCACCAGTCCGTGTCCGTATCAGGCGGGATGAATAACTCAACTTCGTACTTATCCCGAACCAGGC